CGCTCACTCGGTCGAAGTTTTTTTTAGACTCAACATCTGTTTCTACGTTAAATCCCCACAGTTCAATTATCTGCGGTAAAATCTGATAAATCGAAAACGTAGAAAATCTGTCGAGCCACTCTTCGGGCGTGTCCGGTATGGTAGGGTCTGCATACTTAGCCATTATATAGGCGATGTTCTCAAATATCTCCAAAGATACCAAATCAAGGTTAGAGTTATTTTCGTCATTCTCACCGATACTCTTTTCGAGATGATGAAGGTCGCGATAAATATCACGTCTGAACTTGATTCGATAAATTCTCGGAATAGCTGCGGAAGCCTTAAACGGTACTTTCTGACCGTCAATCTCAATTATTTCTTTTATCATATCAATTAACCTCCCGTAGTTGTTGTGGTCGAAGTTGTCTTGCCGGCTACATAGACATTCTTAAACCAGTTGGAATATACACTGCTTGTAGTGTTATCTCCGGTCTTGGCTTTTACCATACCCATTCTGAGCGGACGTGCGGTCAAACTTAAAGTTTCCGTTTGCACTTCCTTACTCTCTTCATTCGTCTTTGATTCGATTTTCGGACGTGATACGGTACAGTTGTAAAGAACGTGTCTGATTTGCTTTACATCGCCATCAAATCGGAAAAGCAATGCAAATCTCGTGAACTCTACGTCAACTTTCTCCACCAACACCTTATTTGAATCGTGAGATTCCTTTAAAATATCGGTTCTGAAAGATTCAGGAATGAGAGCAAGTTCCAAATCACCTGTGTAACCCATATTATTTGACAAAATGTAATATTCGATACCGTCCGCATAGAAAGGTTCCTGCTCGCCGTCCGGATCTAAGGAAAGACTAACTGCACCCGGAAGCGGTATCGGTGTTCCGTATTCGACCGTATCTTCTGTGTTCTTTTTCAGCGGTGCATAATGAACATCGCAAAGATTAAATTTAACCTTATTCGGCATAGTTTTCTACCTCCATTTCAAATGTATAAATGACTTCGTATAGTTTTTCGCTGTCAATCCAGACTTCGGATTTATTGTAAAAGATATTGTTTTTATCAAGAACATCTTCTACTCTGCACTCCAACAGTCTGTCTTTTTTATCGGTGTAAACTTCAAAATGAACCACGCTTAACTTGTGATAGACTCTACCGTCGGCGGAAAAATTATCGCTCCTCGGCAGCAGATAGCACACAAACGGTGGGTCGGGAGATTCTCCTTCTGCAAAATGAGAATAAGCAAAAGGTACACCGACTTCTTCAAGCATACCTATTATTTTATCCACACTTAATACTCCTTTCGATTTCAGTTTCAAGCTGTTTTATTCCGAGTTCCTCGGCAGGTGCTATATGCGGAATAGCCTTAGTTCTGCCGCCCTGACGCAGACAATGTCCAAATTCGAGTAAATGTGCAAGCTGATATTTGTTTTTGGAATGAACTACCATTTCAAGAGTATGTGAACTCTCACGTAACTTTTTGGTAGTCCAGCTTTTGGCATAATCTCCGCTGTCTTTTGGAGCATTTGTCTGTATCTCACGTTTTACGGTACTTGCAGCTTTGCGTACAGCCTTTTTTACATTTTCGGTTGTAACTTCGGCATATTCGTTTAAGCCTTTCATCACTTCGTCTGCAAGACGGTCTATTTTTATACTGCTCACGTTATCGCCTCGATTTCCTGCATTTAAATTTCAGATATTTTTTTGTATATGAAAAATGGTCAACGGAAACAATGTCATAGATCTCGTTTTGAAAAATTATTCTGTGTTTTGTACTGCTGACATCAGCTATTTTTCTGCAATATCGAACAGTAAAACATACCTGTATATTTTCTATTGTTTCCCCTACAACCGCTTGTTCACTGCCGTTTTCACCGCTTACCGTTGCATAACACGAATAATAATTCTGCCACTCGTTAGTATGATTGCCGATTTTATCAATAACCACATCATTCTTTTGAAAAGTTATTTTAACGTTCATAGCGGTAATATTCATTAAAATCCCTCCGCTCTGTAATTTGCAAGCAAGGCTCGGAGTGTCAGTTTCATCAAGTTATAGTCGGGTTTTTCTCGGTTTTCGTAGAGATATGCAACGGAATAAAGTACAGCTGTCTTGTATGTTTTCCTGTCGGCATTCAGAACTGAAATATCATCGGTGCGGACTATCTCCATACACAGCTTTTGTGCTGTGTCGATGAACTGATATAAGAGCTTGTTGTCATCGTCAAAGTCTATTCGGAGATAGTTTTTGACTTCTTTTAAGGATACAATTATAAAATCACCCCCAAAGGGAGTGACTGCTCCAAAAGGAACAGCCACAGTAAAATTATTTCATTTTGAGAACCTTGATTGTTTCGGGAAGTATAAGCCTTGCGTCCAGTCGCTTTGTTGCAAGAAAACCTACCTGTCCCCTTGTTGCATAAAGTTCGTTAAGACGTTTAAAGGAAATGCCTTCTCGGTCGCCAATCCAATAGTACGATAGATCACCGAAAGCGATAGTCTTAGCACCTGCTTTAGCTGTCGGAACGCATGTTGATGTATATACTT